TGAGAACTCCTCTGATTTTGTTTAATAATAACTTAACAAATAATAGGAGACAATTATGTCAACTGAAATAACAAAAGCATTTGTAGAACAATATAGTTCTAACATACAAATGTTATCACAACAAAAAGGTTCTCTTCTTAGAGATAAAGTAAGATTAGAATCTGTAACTGGTAAGAACGCATTCTTCGATCAAATCGGAAGCGTTACTGCTACAGTAAGATCAACTAGACACTCTGACACTCCACAAGCAGATACTCCTCACTCAAGAAGAAGAGTTTCACTTGTTGACTACGAGTTCGCAGACTTAGTTGATGATCTAGATAAAGTAAGAATGTTAGTAGATCCTACTTCTAGCTATGCACAAGCTGCTGCTTATGCAATGGGTAGAGCTATGGATGATGCAATTATTGCTGCTGCTACAGGAGCATCTGACACAGGTGTTGCTGGTGGTACTTCTGTTGCATTACCTTCTGCTCAAAAGATTGCTGAAGCTGGAACTGCTGGTTTAACTATCGCTAAATTAAGACAAGCGAAAGAAATCATCGATCTTGCTGACGTTGATCCTTCACTAAAAAGATACATCATCGTATCTCCAAAACAGATCACAGATCTATTAGGAACTACTGAAGTAACTTCAAGTGATTTCAACACAGTAAAAGCGTTAGCATCTGGTGATGTTAATACTTTCTTGGGTTTTGATTTCTGTGTAACTAACAGACTAACAATCGCTTCAAGCAAAAGAAAATGTATCGCTTTCGTACAAGATGGTGTTGCATTAGCTGTTGGAAAAGATTCAACTGCTAGAATCGATGAAAGATCTGACAAGGGTTACGCAACTCAAGTTTACTATTCTGCTGCATTCGGTGCAACTAGAATGGAAGAAGCTAAAGTTGTAGAAATACTTGCTCACGAAGCATAATAAATAGAATTTTAGGGGGTGGAAGCGAGAGTGGAAACCCCCTAGAGTGCATGAAACAAATTAAAGATCTACAAACTGTTCTACATTTTAAAAAAGGAGATCATGTTTATAGATATGTTTTAGTAGATAGATTTAAGAATGATGGTAAAAATCATTATGGATTTGATACTAAACAAGAAAGAACGACAGAAGAAATATTCGCTTTAGAAAAAGATAGACATATAAGGCGAAAGTATATTATAAGGAAGTAATATGGCATCAGTAGTAGACATTTGTAATGGAGCATTAAACCAACTTGGTGCATCGACAATATTATCACTTACAGAAGATTCAAAGAACGCAAGACTTTGCAACGCAAGATACACACAAGTTAGAGATAGTTTATTTAGATCTCATCCCTGGAATTGTTTAATCAAAAGAGTTGAACTAGCAAGAGATACAGAAACTCCTTCATGGGGTTTTAGTTATCAATTTACTTTACCTGCAGATTGTTTGAGAGTTCTTGGAATATTAAATTACGATTATGATTTTAAAGTAGAAGGTAGAAAAGTTTTAGCAAACCATGGATCAGTAAAAATTCAATATGTTTCAAGAGTAACAGATGCTAATCAATATGATGAACTATTAAGAGAAACAATTTCTGCATCACTAGCAGCAGACATTGCTTATGCAGTAACTTCATCTAATCCTACGGCTTCTAATATGTATAATTTATTTCAAGACAAATTAAGAGAAGCAAGATTTGTAGATGCTACAGAAGGTCAAAATACTAATCCAGACAATGGTCAATCAGATGTTATTGGATCTTCATCTTTTATAAACGCAAGGTACTAACCTATGGCTAGAGTTGCTGTTCAATTAACGAACTTCACAGGTGGAGAATTATCACCAAGGCTAGATGGTAGAAACGATCTACAAAAATACCCTACAGGATGTAAGACTTTAGAAAACATGATTGTCTATCCTCATGGAAGTGCAGCAAGAAGATCTGGCTCACAGTTTGTAGCAGAAGTAAAAGATAGTTCTAAAGAAACAAGATTAATTCCTTTTGAGTTTAGTACAACACAAACTTATATGTTAGAGTTTGGTGAACAGTACATAAGATTTTATAAAGATAATGGTCAAATATTATCTGGTGGTTCAGCTTACGAAATATCTTCACCTTATTTAGAATCAGAATTGTTTGATATTAAATATGCACAAAGTGCTGATGTTATGTATTTATGTCACCCCAATCATCCAGTAAAAAAATTAGCTAGAACAGGTCATACATCTTGGTCACTAACAAGTGTTGAATTTACGAATGGTCCATTTATGGATCACAATATTGAAACAACAACTATGACAGCATCACATACGAATGCAGGTCAAACAGGTACATTAACTTTATCATCAACTACTGGAGTTAATTCTAATCAAGGTTGGTTGTCAACTGATGTTGGAAGATTAGTTCATATGCTTGATGGTCATGTAAAAATTACAGGATACACATCAACAACTGTTGTTAATATGGAAGTCATATCAGACATATCAAATGGTTCAGCTACAACTGATTTTGCATTAGGATCTTTTTCAGACACTACTGGTTATCCTTCTTGCGTAACTTTCTTTGAACAAAGATTAGTATTTGCAGCAACCTTATCTCAACCACAAACATTATTTTTTTCAAAGTCTGGTGATTATGAAAACATGGATGATAATTATCATGGAGTTGTAGCAGATGATGATTCTATTATTTATACGATTGCATCAAACCAAGTAAACGCAATTAGATTTATGACAGCTACAAGAACTTTAATCATTGGTACTGCAGGGGGTGAGTTTGCAGTTAGTGGTGGTGGAACTGATATTGCAATAACACCTACAAACATATTAATTAAAAAACAATCTAACAATGGAGCTGCAAATGTAGATGCTCTAGCTGTTGGTAACGCAACTTTATTTTTACAAAGAGCAAGAAGAAAGTTAAGAGAACTAGCTTACAACTTTGATGTTGATGGTTATGTGGCTCCAGATCTAACTATCCTTGCCGAGCATATTTCTGAAGGTGGATTTAAACAATTATCATATCAACAAGAACCTAATCAAGTTATCTGGTGCGCAAGAAACGATGGTCAATTAGTTGGCTTAACTTATCAAAGAGAACAACAAGTAGTTGCCTGGCACAGACATATTTTTGGTGGTGTATTTGGAAGTAGTAATTCAGTTTGTGATAGTGTTGCTACAATTCCTACAGATGATTCTGAATATCAAACATGGGTTATTGTAAAAAGAACAATCAATGGTGCTACAAAAAGATATGTAGAATATATTCATCAATATGACTTTGATGAAACAGATGATACTTCATTTAATTTTTTAGACTCACAATTATCTTATGATGGATCTGCAGTTACAAATATTTCTGGTCTTGCTCATCTTGAAGGTCAAACAGTTTCAGTATTAGCAGATGGCGCAACGCACCCAGATAAGGTTGTAAGTTCTGGAGCAATAGTTTTAGAAAGAGCTGCAAGTAAAGTTAAAGTTGGATTAAGTTATACATCTTTATTACAAACAATGAGAATAGATGCAGGCGCACAGAATGGTACATCACAAAGTAAGACTAAAAGAATCTATGAGATTACTGCTAGACTTTATGAAAGTATTGGTGTGGAGATTGGTCCAGATCTAACTAATATGGAAAGAATACCTTTTAGATCTTCAGCTAACGCAATGAATAGTGGTATCAATGTATTTACTGGAGACAAAGAAATAGAATTTAGAGGAAACTATGAAACAGATGGTTTTATATTTGTTAGACAAACTCAACCTTTACCTTTGACGATATTGTCATTATATCCTAAACTTCAAACAAACGATGGATAGAATAATCAATATTGTAAAGTACAGAGGAGAGCATGGAGCATACATTATGAAACAAGAAATGAATCATATGTTAATGGATAAAGATATGGAGTTTGAAGGTAACGCAATGAATTTAGAACAAGAAAATTTAGCATTCACAGGTATGATTGATGGTAAACCTATCTTTGCTGCAGGCATGAAAATTATTTGGAATGGTGTTGCAGAAGGTTGGGTACTAGCAACTAAAGATGCTTTAGATCATCCTATAGCTGTTGCAAAAGCAATAAAGAAAGATTTTGCACGAATTGCTAAAGAAAATAATATCAATAGAGTTCAAAGTGCTGTAAGAGCAAACTATACAACAGGTTTAAAATTTGCTAAATGGTTAGGATTGGAAGAAGAAGGTTTAATGAGAAAATTTGGTTTTGATGGTTCTGATCAATATATGTATGCGAGGATATTCTAATGAAAATTTATAACAAAATTGTTTATGATATAAATGATAATATTATAGAAGAAGATTCTTACGAATATGAAGGACCATTAACATTAGCTGATCCTGTTTCTGCAGCAGTTATAGGTGGAACTTCTTTGATGCAATACAAAGCACAAGGAAAAATTGGTAAATATAATCAACAA